AACAACAAAATTATTGAAGGATTACAGATTGCAAATCAAAATGCAGATTGGAATGTGAATATAGATTATTTCGAAAACTTCCAATACACATCGTACACTGCAGATAGAGGTAAGCCTGGATTCTACACATGGCACACAGACCATGGTGGAATGAAAAATCAAGATGGTACTATAAGAAAATTATCAATTACCATACAACTAACAGAACCCGATGAATATAACGGTGGTCATTTTCAATGGTTAGAACCTGTGAATGAATTCAATCAGTTGACAAATGAGAGGGTAGTTGATGTACATAAGATGATACATACTGCACCTTTCAGTGCAAAGGCAATAGGTACTATGATTGTATTTCCATCATTTGTATACCACCAAGTAACACCAGTAACCATGGGGACAAGAACTTCTTTAGTAGGGTGGGCATGTGGACAACCATATGTGTAATTCATGGTCGTATCAGCAAAACTAGACGAAGTATATCTACAAGTATCTTGTGAACCATCCATTGCAAAGGAACTTCATCAGTTCTTTTCATTCAACGTCCCTAATGCAAAGTTCATGCCATCATATAAAAACAAATGGTGGGATGGGAAGATATACTTATTTTCAATCAAGACAGGTAAACTCTACCTAGGACTTCATAAATACTTAGAATTATTCTGTGAGGAGAGAGGGTATGCTTACAAAACTGATATTCGAAAGTCTAAGGAGACGACAAAGGAGGTTCTTGAGAAACACATCAGTTCTCTTAACGTTCCTTTTAGTCCTCGTGATTATCAATTCGATTCTGTTCTAGACTGTATAAACTCAGAACGTAAACTACTAGTATCACCAACTGCAAGTGGTAAGTCATTCATCATCTATCTATTACATAGATGGTATCAAAAAAAATCATTAATCATAGTACCAACAACATCTCTAGTAGAACAGATGACTAAAGATTTTGCAGACTATGGTTTCAAAGAAAAAATTTGTAAGGTCTATAGTGGTCAAGATATTTTTGAATCAAATGTAACTATTACTACATGGCAGTCATTGAGTAGATTACCAAAAGAATATTACAATACATTTGATGTGGTTTTCGGAGATGAAGCTCATTTATTTAAAGCTAATGTTCTGAAGGGTATCCTTGAAAAGATGAAAAATGTAAAGTACAGATTCGGTACTACAGGTACACTTGATGGTTCAGAGGTACATAAGTTACAACTAGAAGGATTGTTTGGTGAAGCAAAGAAGGTTATCAGTACTGATGAATTAATGCAGAAAGGTACCGTTGCAAAGTTAGAGATAGATTGTCTGATACTTAAACATCCAAAACAAAAGAAGATGAAGTATCAAGACGAAATGGATTACATTGTTTCCAATCAGAAGAGAAATGAGTTCTTATGTAATTTAGTGTTCAGTCTGAAAGGGAACACACTAGTGTTATTTCAATATGTAGAAAAACACGGACAAGTTTTATATCCTATGTTAGATAAACGGGTGAAGAACTTACACTATGTTTACGGTGGTACAGATGCAGTAGACCGTGAAGAAGTCAGAGAGAAAGTAGAGAAAAGTAATAACAGTGTAATACTTGCATCATACGGTGTCTTCTCTACAGGGGTCAATATTAAAAAGATAAATAATATTGTATTTGCAAGTCCTACTAAATCAAGGATTAGAAATCTACAGTCTATAGGACGTGGTCTTAGAGTGTCAGATGATAAGAAGGACTTGAAACTTTTTGACATTGCAGATGATTTACAATGTGAGAATTATACACTTAACCACTTGAAAGAAAGAATAAATATCTATAACGAGGAGAAATTTGTATACAACATGCATACAATTAACTTAAAGTAATGGTATCACCAAAAGACTTAATTAAAACACCCGAAAAATATCAAGTTGTAAAACTTAAAAACGGACTAGAAATAGTAGGTATGACTGTGGATAAGGGAGACAGTATTAGTGTTACACTTCCTATGCATTGTTCACTGTTACCTTCTAAGTATCAACAGGGTCATACGGTGTGTCAATTTTATCCTTACATCCCTATGACTGATGAACCAGTCGTATCAATTGAAAAAGAAACAATCATGGCAACGGTATCTCTTGCAAAACAATACATTCCTATGTATGACCAAGCATGTGTGAGATGGAGTAATTGGGTAGAGACCGAAACTATTCCAGTCATCGATAGAGAACCCGTGGACAGTAGAAGTATTCATGACCGTGTCTCATCACTCATGGAAGAAATGCAAGCTAGTGGTGAATACGATGACATATTAGATGAAGAGTTCGATGATTTCGATGTCGAAGATGTGTCCAAAAAAATAATACATTAATTTAATAAAATCAATATCTTAGGTTTTCTATTTGTCTAAATATGGGTGTAATAACCCTACCCTATATTAAATTATCACTGGAACCTATATTATAATGACTGAATTAATTAAAAGAAAAATCCGTAAAATCGATACGCAAGACGTAGATAACTTCTTTGAGATGCTTTTGCTCTCTGTTATCTTTGCAGTTTGTGTATTAGCTATTGCACCCATCGTATAAATGCAACTTCCCCTACCCCTAAATAAATGTAGAGATGCTACTCCTAAGGAAGTAGAGGAATGGAGAGAAAAGGATTTCTTTTCCAAAGGTGATTTCGATGTGATGAAAGTTTTCGTATTATTCCCTTCCCTCATCCAACTTTTTATGTTAGGATTAATGTTAGTTATCTTCTTTATAAATGGTAAAACTTTTTAAAACAACAATTCGATTATTGATGGGTCTTGGAAAAGAGACAGAATATGAATTCACACCCAATGAAGTATTTCTATTCAGTTTATTTTTGGGAACATCATTTATGAGTATAATTGTATGTCTAATTCTTCTAGTAAATAATCTCTTTTTATAATACTAAGAGTCTCCTTGTGGGACATAATTATGATATCATGAGATTTTGATACTGTCAATAGACTTTTTAAAATAAATTAAATTAAAAAAACTTCAAAAACCTCTAGACACAGAGACAAATATACAGTATTATAGTTACATGACTACTAAAACTAAAGCACAACAACAAGAACACTATGTGAATAACAAAGAGTTCACAGCAGCTGTTACTGAGTACAATCAACAAGTTAAAGAAGCTCTAGACAGAGAAGAAGAAAAACCTCAAATGTCAGAATACATTGGTGAATGCATCTATAAGATTGCAACCCGTCTATCGACACGTCCAAACTTTATCAACTATACCTATAGAGATGAAATGATTTGTGATGCAATTGAGAACTGTCTACAGTACATCAACAATTTCAATCCCGAAAAATCCAGTAATGCATTTGCATACATTACACAGATATGTTACTATGCATTCTTAAGACGTATACAAAAAGAAAAGAAACAAGTATACATCAAACAGAAAACAATTGAGAAAGTAGGAATCGAGGGGAGTGGATTTACCACAATCGATGGTCAACACGACCCTTCACTCGTCAATACTAATATCGAATGGATGCAAGAAAATATGAATCCAGTCGACTACAAACCTAGAAAAGACAAAAAAACAACAACAACCAAAAAGAAAACTAAAAACAACCTAGATAAATTTACAGAATGAAAATAGCTCTATTGAATGACACCCATGCTGGTGTCCGTGGAGATATGGTTGCAATGTCCGAGTACCAAGGACGTTTCTATGAAGAGGTATTCTTCCCATATCTAGATGAACATAATATCAAAAACATAATTCACTTAGGTGATTATTTTGATAGACGTAAGTACGTAAACTTTGCAAGTCTCAAAGCAAACAAAGAACACTTCATTGAACCTATGATTGAACGTGGTATTACTATGGATTTAATCTTAGGTAACCATGACACTTACTATAAGAATACCAATGATGTAAATGCACCCGAGTTGTTATTGTTCCAAGAGAGTAATATAAACATCATCAGTGAACCCACTACTAAAGAGTATGATGGGTTTGAGTTATCATTAGTTCCGTGGATTAATCCCGAAAATTTTGCAGACACAATTGATTACTTACGAAACTGTACTGCAACATGGTGTATGGGTCACTTTGAAATCGAAGGTGCATTGATGATGCCTGGCGTTGCATGTACTCATGGTTTTGACCATGTACATTTGAAAAGGTTTGAAAAGGTTTTGAGTGGTCACTTCCATCAGAAATCAGAAGTTCAGAATATCAAATACTTGGGTTCACAGATGCAGTTCACGTGGTCAGATTTTGGAGACAACAAATACTTCCACATATTTGATACGGATACACAAGAGTTATCTCCTATATTAAATCCACTTACAATGTTTGAAAAGATATTCTATGATGACACAGATGAAACATTCGACACTATCAAAGACAAAGACTATTCACACTTAAAAGAAAAGTTTGTAAAAATTATTGTTGTCAATAAAGACAACCCGTATTGGTTCGATGTATTCTTAGATGAAGTACACAAACAAGAACCATTGCACTTATCAGTAGTCGATGACCACAAGAACATCGACTTACTGGACGATGATGAAATCGAGAACGTAGAGGATACTCTCACAATACTAAACAAATATGTTGACAGTATGGACATCCAAGGAAAGAAGAGACCTCTAAACGATTTAATGAAAACATTATATAATGAAGCTTTGGATGAACACAACTATCTATGATAAAATTTGAAAAGGTAAGATACAAGAATTTACTATCTTCGGGAAACACATTTACAGAAATTAATTTAGACACACATCAAACCACATTGGTTATTGGTGAGAATGGTGCTGGTAAATCCACCATGTTAGATGCATTATGCTTTGGACTCTATGGTAAAGGGTTCAGGAATCTAAAAAAAGATTTACTTATCAACTCTATCAATCAGAGAGAATTACTTGTAGAGGTAGAATTCTCGGTTGGTAGAAAAAAGTATAAGGTAGTGAGGGGTGCAAAACCAAATCGATTTGAATTGTATCTGAATGACACACTCATCAACCAAGAGGCAAACCAAAGAGACTACCAAGAGATGTTAGAGAAGAACATCTTGAAGATGAGTTACAGGTCTTTTACACAGGTTGCAATTCTAGGTTCTGCAAACTTCACACCTTTTATGCAATTGAAAGCAAGAGACAGACGTAAGTTAGTAGAAGACTTATTAGACATTTCTATATTCAGTACCATGAGAGATATACTTAGAAAGAAGATATCGAATCATACAGTTGAACTAAGAGACACAGACTATGAGGTAAAGATTCTAGAGGAAAGACTTCATGGTCTTAACGAACAACTAGAAGCATTGAGAGTCAATCGAGAATCTAAAATCACTAGATATGAGAGTACAGTAAAAGAAACACAAGACAACATCGAAGACTTGATGACAAAGATTGGGTCTAACAATGACCACATCACATCTCTAAGAAAAACAATTAGTGATGTCGACCCACAGAAAGACAGATTAAAACAAGCAGAAGACGTTACAAGACAACTAGAAGCTGCAAGAAAGAAAGCACTTCAAGAAGTAAAATTCTATGAAGACCATGACAATTGTCCAACATGTAAACAGGGGTTAGATGAGGAACACAAGAAGAAACACATTGAAGAGAAATCAGCAAAGGTTACAGAGGTCAAGGAGGCAGTGGTTTCACTCGACAAAACTATTAAAGAAACAAGAGAACGACTCGAAGAAATCGGAATAGTACAAGATGAGATAAACCAAGTCCAAAAAGAAATTGGTGTTACTCAAACAGAAGTCGTATCCAATCAAAAATACATTACGAAGATACAAAAAGAAATTGATTTATTGAAAAGTGAAGTCAGTGCATCTTCTGATACAGAAACAAAGATATCAGACAGTGAGGATAAACTAGAAATCCTAGAAGGTAAAAAGAAGACACTTGTTGAACAAGGTCATTACTTTGACATAGCTGGTCTACTTCTTAAAGACCAAGGTGTGAAAGAAAAGATTATCAAACAGTATATTCCAATCATGAACAAACTAATCAATAAGTATCTTGCACAAATGGAATTCTATGTCGGGTTTGAAATAGACGAAGGTTTCGAAGAGACTATCAAGTCAAGACACAGAGACGAATTCAAATACGATAACTTCTCTCAAGGTGAGAAGATGAGAATCGACCTTGCACTTTTGTTTACTTGGAGAGGTATTGCAAGAATGAAGAACAGTGTAAACACCAACCTTCTTGTTCTTGATGAAGTGTTTGACAGTTCCCTTGATGTCAATGGTACAGATGAATTTCTAAAACTTCTTACAACACTTACAGAGAAAACAAATGCATTTATCATTTCACATAAAGGTGATGCACTCTATGATAAGTTTGAGAACGTACTACGATTTGAGAAACATAAAAACTTCAGTCGTATAGCAGAATAGTATAAATAGTACTATGAAGAGTTTTAACGAATACCTAACAGAGACACCACTCAATTCAAACTTTGAAGATATCTATAAGAGAAAAAACAAAGATAACTTTAATAAGAAAGCATTGTCGGGTGAACTAGAACTAGAGAATGGTGGTAAAATGTTACCCCTAGGTAAAGATGATTATGCTCTAGAAAAAATCATGAGTGTAAGTGATGTTGGTGATTTAAAACCTGAGATAGGAAATATCAGAAAACACATCAAATCAAATTGGGGTGTTGATAAGATATCAGATATCAGTAAAGACCTCAATGGTTTTTCTCCAGGCGAGTCGGGTAACCCAAGTGGTGAAGACTGGGAAGCTCTAATTGCAGTTGCAGTTAAAAAAGAAAGTGGAAGAACATTCGTAGAGACAGATGAGTGGAATAGAATTTCAAAGTATTGGGGAGACTGGGGTGACAGTGCAATCAAAATTGGTAATGAGTTCATCAAGAGATTTAAAATCAATGACCTAAATCAATTAGGTTCATCTACACTTCCAACATCAACACACTGGACTAAGTATGGTGCAACAAATAAGACACCAAAGACAGACTTACTACAAGACAAACATAAGATATCATTAAAGAAAGCAGGTGGTTCACAGTTGATGTCTGCTGGTAAAGAAGAAGCAATTGCAACCGTCAATGCAGCTATGATGACATTTGGTCAGACCAAAGCAGGTAAGGTTAAAATTTCATCAGTCATCGATACCCTAGAAGAAAAAATGGTTAAACTTTCTGAGAAAGGTACCGTAGGAAGTATTGAAGCCTTGAAAGGTAAGAGTAATCTAACACAAAGAGAACTAGATAGAATTGCAGAACTAGAAGACGGACACCTTAAAGCAAACGATATCAATAATAAATTAGATGATATTTTTACTGATTTAAAATTCAAATCACATTTCTGTTTCGAAGCTGCAACTGGTAACATTAAGTTTATGGATTCACCTGAGGGTGCATCGAACATGATGGTAGTATTTAAAGATACTGGTAAAGTGTCTGATACACTTACACTTGACAATGCAGATAAAGCAGGAATGGTTCTTGCAAAGGGAAACAAGTTTTATGTTTCATTTAAATCTAGTAGTGGGTCTAAACCATATCTTGCACTAAGGACTTCTAAGATGACTAAGAAAGACCTTGCAAGAATGAATGAAGAAACTAAGTCATTCAAACAGATTATAAATGAAGAGATAAATAATAGTGGTATCTTCTTAACAGAAGAACTACAGCAACTAGACGAGTTTGCAATCTTTTCGAAACTTGCAAACAAAGTCAAAAACGTTGCATCCAATGTACTTAATAAAATTAAAAAAGTATGGGAAGCTATCATGGCAAGAGTCAAGATGGCATTCAACTATATTAAGAAACTTGGAAAGATGGCAATCCGAGGATTAATGAATTTCTTTGGATTAGATATTAAAACAGTAAAAGTGAATGGGGGAGGAAAATATCCCCTAATGTAAATTATGTATGAATTAGTAGAAGAAGCTAGTAAAGTTTTACGAACCCCACCACCACAATTTGATTTCGACAATCCGTCTCATGACCCAAAGGAAATATCAGACAAACTGATTGAGTTATGTACACAGTATAACGGTATAGGATTATCTGCAAATCAAGTGGGATTACCCGTGAAGTGTTGTGTCATGATGACAACAGAAGGTGCAAAGATATTCTTTAACCCCGAGTTGAAAGCAGTGTCACAAGAAACAGAGTTAGAGAAAGAAGGATGTCTATCATTTCCCGACATCTATGTCTCTATCAAAAGACCAAAAATAGTCGAAGTAGAATATCAAGATGTGAATGGTGAAACACAAAGTGAACAACTACAAGGACTTGCATCAAGATGTATACAGCATGAGATTGACCATTTGAATGGAATAGTATTTCTCCAACGTGCATCAAGATTAAAACTAGAACGTGCATTGAAAGCTCGTCCTAAAGAACAAAGAAAGAGATTAGAATATGAAGCCAGACTTAAAGTTGTTGAAGAAATCAGAAGAAGAGCCGAAGAAGCTAAAGTTCATCAAGAAAGTGAACGTACTGAGTTACACTCAGAGGAAGAACCTAATACACTTCCACAAGACTCATCCGAATCTTCTAAGTAATTACGACACTGCAGAACATTACAATAATCGTAAGATAGATTTATGTAATGTCAGAACACACATGGTTCGTGATTGTATGAGATATGTGGAAATGGTTGCACTCAATGAAGTTGCAAAACACGCAAAGAATATCATGTATCCCGAACAGACGGAACTGATGAGATTCCCATTAGGAAGTCACCAACCTACCCACATTGATACCTACTCTGATTTAAGTTCAGACGACCCCGATGCACCACCCGTATATCCACAAACAGAATGGGCTGCAATATGTTATCTCAATGATAACTATGGTGGTGGTGAACTGTGGTTTCCAAAACAAGAAGGTATTGAAGAAGAATTTGTATATACACCTGTAGCAGGAGAGATGGTAATCTTTGAAGGATTAACTTTTGAACATGGTGTAAAGAAAGTTTATAAGGCAGATAGGTACACTATACCTATGTGGTTCACGTCCAACCCTATGGACATGAGACCCGACCAACCCATGGATGTGGGTGATGATGATTACACATCATTTAATAGAATAACTTAGGGGCTATAGCTCAGTTGGGAGAGCGACTGGTTTGCAATCAGTAGGTCGTGGGTTCGATTCCCTCTAGCTCCACCACTTAAGGAAGATTGGCAGAGTGGTTGAATGCACTGGTCTTGAAAACCAGCATACCTTTATCGGTATCGAAGGTTCGAATCCTTCATCTTCCGCCACTTTCGTGTTGACAGTGGGTCACACTTTTTGTTAATATACAAACCATGAAGGACTTTAAAAAGAACATATTGATTGATTTTCATGGGAGAATTGCACAAAAATCTCGTATTGAAAAATATGTCAAGAATGTAATACATCATTATTGTCCTAGAATGAGAAGAATAGTCGATGTGGATATCTATATTCACAACCTATTAGATAATGAATGTTATGGATTCTGTAGTGGTGGTAAGAACCACATTGATATAGAACTTGCAAGAGGTACATCTGAGATTGATTTTGACTTAGATTATATGATGCTCAACCTTGCACATGAGTTGATACATGCAAAACAATTTCTGTTAGGACAACTCAGTCCTACAAACTTTAGATGGAAGACCAAAGATTATGAGGGTGTACCATATTCAAGAACCCCATGGGAACGAGAAGCATACCGAAAAGAAGATTGGGTGTATGAAACTTTTTGGCATAACTAAAACTTGACAATGGGTCTCACTTTTTTGTATACTATAAGAGTAATAAAGAAAGGAGATAAAATGTCAAACATTCACAACGACAACATTAAAGAAGAGATTCTTTCAGATATCTATGATATGGCAGATAAAGATATTTGGAATGTAATCTTTGCAATTCAAAACGAATTTGGTATTGAGAAATTACCAAACCCTGAGGGTGGTGAACACGGGTTCATTGCAAAACTTTTTGAACTTAGATATGAAGCGAGGTGCATTTAATGTTAGATATGGATTACATTGAAACTGGGTTAGATACCTGTCAATATACTTTAAATGGTGTAACAACTACTGCAATAATCACAGAGGTTACACCCCATGAAATCTCAGTAAAACCCATCAGTAGAATGGGTAAGAATGTCTATGAGACTAATTTAGACACTACGTTTATAGGACAGACATTCTCTTCAGAATGTTATGAATATATCAACCTAGAGATATGGATGGACGGTAGAGGATGTGATAACTCTGCAATTGGTGTCAGTGGTTGTTATGAACCATACACTAGGTTGGTTGCATAATGAATACTTATCTTAAAGAAATAACAGAATGGGATAGTAATGTTTCTAACCACACCTACATTGTAAATAAAAAAACTGAACTTGTAGGGTACATCAAGAGTGGAACTAAAGAAGAGATAATTTTTAAATCCCCTATGAAACAATTTTCAAAAGCAAGGAGGAAGTTCGTACAAATAAAAAGTTGACAATGGGTCTCACTTTTTTGTATACTATAAACATGACAAATTTACTAAGAAACCAAAAAGACTCTCTTGCAAAACTAATGGCATCAGAGAACATATCAATCCAACACAAGAAGGTACCTACTGCATCATTCGATGTTAAGAACAGGGTACTTACTTGTCCTATATTTAAAGAGGATATATCTGCAGAGTTGTATGATTTATTCATGGGTCACGAAGTGTCTCATGCATTGCACACTCCATATGAGGGGTTACACTCTACACTTATTGACAATAGAGTTCTTAAAGACTATCTCAATGTGATTGAGGATATCAGAATTGAGAAGATGATTAAGAGTAAGTTCCCAGGCTTGAGGAAGTCTTTCTTCAAAGCATACGATGAGTTGATGCAGAAAGATTTCTTTGGTATCAGTGGTAAGAATCTAGAAGAACTATCTGCAATTGATAGAATCAATCTCTATTCTAAAGTAGGTATGAGTTCAAACGTTGTTCTAAATGATATAGAACAAGACTTCTATGACAGGTCTTTCAATGCAAAAACCTTCGAAGAGGTTGTATCAATTGCACAAGAACTATATGACTGGTCTGCAGAAAACGAGAAGGGTGATGAAGAAGAAATTGTTAATATCACTGATTTAGACGACTTCGATTGGGAAGAAAACGAAGACGGAGACTATGAAAACAATGCACCTAGTGGTGGTGGAGATGGTGACGAAGTAGAAGAAGAGAGTGACTCAGAAACCCCCTCTAGAGGGAACGGAGAGACCTCTGAAGAGACTTCAGAAGATACCCTACCCGATATATCAAACAATGATAATGATGGACAGGAACCCCTGTTTGAAGATGCAGATGATGGTAATGAGGGTGGTAAAGCATCCCCGACTGCAAGGAAGTCTATTACTGAAAGAAATGCACACAATAACGAACAAATATTCCAAGTTGACAAAGAGAACTGGAAAGTCAACGACAGACTCTATACTAACATGGATGTCAAGACTGATGAACAACTACAATACTTTTTAAAGAATGCAATCGTCAGTGTAGATGATATGGAAAAAGATATCCAAAAGTCAATTGATGAAAGTCTTAAAGATTATCAAGACAAATCTAAATCTGATTCATACTGGAATTTTGCATCATCATCTTTCAAGAAGTTAGAAGCAAAGAACAAAAAGATTGTCAATCACATGGCAAAAGAATTTGAGATGAAGAAGTCTGCATATCTTTCTAAGAGAGCAATGTCTTCTAAGACTGGAAGAATTGACCTAACAAAACTTTCTAAGTATCAAATCTCAGAAGACATCTTCAAGAGAATGACTTACTTACCTCAAGGTAAGAATCACGGTCTCGTTGTCTTCATTGACCACAGTGGTTCAATTGCAGATACACTATGTGACTTACTAGAACAGGCATTCATTCTAATGATGTTCTGTAAAAAAGTTAACATCCCATTCAAGATTCTATCATTCTCAGATGTTTACGGTGACGACAATAACGAAACTGATGAAGAGAGAAGTTGGTTTAGAACTGATACTGTCAGACTACTTGAGTGGTTCTCAAGTGACATGTCCAAATCACAATACCTAAAAGCAGGTAAAGTATTCGGTGCAATTTACAATGCAAAGAAAGCTGACTCTGCATACGGTTGGTTAAACGAAAAGAAATACAATGAAATCATTGATTGGTTTGATATTGACCATGAAGGGTTTGAGTACTATGACCCATACAGCAGTGACCTAGGTCTAAAAGAATTAGACTGGTGGACTCCAAGAAAACTTGGACTAGGTGGAACACCTCTAGATGCAAGTATTGTTTGGGCAAGATACACATTACCCAAGTTACAAAAAGCATGGGGTGTTGACCTCATGAATGCAACGTTCATTACGGATGGTTATTCACATGTCTACGATGGATTCAAGTTCGAAGGTGGTTATGGTAGAGACAAATATATCACTGATACAGTTTCAAGAAGAACCTACAAGTATGATATCAGTAATGAAAGTAACTTCTTAAGAACATGTAATCTAATTGACTGGATGAAATCAGAGACAGGTACAAAAGTAAATGGGTACTTCATTCTAGGTAAGAAGCAAGAATTCAACAACCTAAAAAGTTGTATCAATGATGGTTACTATTCTTACACACAGTGTGACGAAGAGTGGAAAGATATCAAAAAAACAGGTTCGGTTTTACCATGTCACGGATATGGTAAACTGTTCGTTGCACAATCAAAAGTTTTAGAAGTCACTGGGGATGATGAACTCTCAGATGAAATGGTAGGTGAGTCAAGAGCAAAATTGACCACTGCATTCAAAAG